ACCTGTTTTTGGGCATTGGAGCTGCGAAAATAGGCGGTTCCATGTTTAAAGGTGTATTTGATAGCTTCAAGGATATTAAATCAATAATAAAGGAATTTCCTACACTTGATAATGCTTTGAAAACCATGGTTAAAAATGGTGGTGGAGGACTAAAAGGGGTATTAAAATTACCTTTTACAGGTTTAAAAGAAGGATTTGGTATAATAAAAGATACAGCTAAATGGATACCAGGATTATTTAGTATTACAGGCAAGAATATCGTATCCACGTTTAAAGATGGAGGAAATGCTGTAAAAAATTTTGGAAGCTTAATGAAAGGTATACCTAAAAATGTAAGTACGGCTTTTGGAACATTAAAGGGCACGTTAAAAGGAGTCAGTATAGTTAAACCTCTAAAAGATTCATTTAAAGAGTTTAAAAATCTTGGAGTAATGAAAGAATTGCCCAAGACCTTAAATCTGGCATTTAGTCCTTTAAAAAGTGCATTTGGTACAGTAGGTAACTTAGGTAAGGCATTCGGTAGAAATGTGGGAGGTGCATTTAGAACTGTAGGGTCTCTTGCAGCAGGTGCCGGAAAAAACATTTTAAGTTTTGTGAAATTAATACCTAGTGGCTTTAATTCTGTAATTGGTACAGTCAGACTTTGGGTTGGAACATTGGGCAGTCTATTAAAAAGTAAGCTTCTTAGTGTAATAAGGACCGTAGCCTCTGGAATTATGGGTATTATTAGGCCGTTGTTTGCATTTATTGCAGCGAATCCTATAGTATTGATTATAGGAGCAATAATAGGGGCTTGTGTACTTCTCTATGAAGCATGGAAGCATAATTGGGGAGGTATACGTGATAAAACAAAAGCTGTAATAGATGAAATAAAGAAATGGTGGGGAGAATTAAAAGAATTCTTTGCACATCCAATAAAGGGTACTATAAACATACTTAAAAGCATAGGAGATAAAATAACTGGTAAAACGGGCAAAAATGCTCTTGGTACAACGTACTGGGAAGGCGGACCAACGTGGTTGAATGAGTTTGGACCAGAAATAGTTGATCTCCCGTCTGGTAGTAGAATAAACAGCAATAGAGAATCTCTTAGAATGATGCAGCAACCAGTAAATAAAAAGCAGGCAGTACAATGGGGGCAGGATATACCAGGTAGTCTGGCCAAAGGGATAAAGGATAATACTACTGTAGTGACTAATGCTACTACAGTGATGGCCAATGAAATAAAGAAGCTTATACATTTTAGTAAACCTGATAAAGGCCCACTAGCTGATGCAGACACTTACGGTGTTGATATGGTGAAGAATCTTGGATCAGGCATACAAAATAATATAAGGTATGCAACAACACCTACGAACAATATGGCAAGTAGTACTAAGTCAGTTGTTACTGGACTTATACAGCAATGCCCAACAATGGGGCAGCAGGTAGTACAGGAAATTGGATCTGGTATACAATCCAATGTAGGTAATTTAACTGGTATAGTAAAAGAATTGACTAATAAAGTAATAACAGCATTTAGAACCGGGTTTGGAATAAATTCACCGAGTAGAGTTATGTATGAATTATCTAAATTTATTCCTGCTGGAGTTATAAAAGGTATATCTTCTGTAGATATTCAAAAATTCATAAAAAACTGGATTGGAGATATTAGCTCAATGGCCGGCGGTATGAGTGGCAATGTATCTGGATGGCTTACGGCTGCGCTTGGAATAACAGGAACTCCTATGAGCTGGCTTCCTGGCTTACTGCAGTTAGTGAGAAGAGAGTCAGGAGGCAATCCGTTTGCTTACAATGGAATAAGTGTTGGAGGAGAACATGCTACAGGACTTTTACAAATGCTTAGATCTACATTTACAGAGAATATGTTTCCTGGATTAGGGGATATAATGAACCCAATTGCAAATGCTGCCAGTGCTATAAGGTATATAAAGAAAAGATATGGCAGTGTAATGAATATACCTAATCTTTTTGGTGGAAATTACAAAGGTTATGCTGTAGGGCTTACCAGAGTTCCACATGATAATTTCCCGGCGCTCCTGCATGAGGATGAAGAAATTGTGACGGGTAGTAAAGCGAGAGGGAATAAAAACACTGGTAATATAATAATTCAAAAGTTGGCGGATAAAATTGAAGTTAGAAGCGAAAGTGATATAGATAAAATAGTTGATAAACTTTATAAAAAACTAGAGAAGGCAGCTTATAATATGGCATAAGGTGGTGAATGACATGGAATTTTGGTTAAAACAAGATAATGATAATAGTGGATTTCAGCTACCAATAAATCCTCCAAGTTATGAAATAGCTGCATTAATGAATAATGGAACGTTCGATACGGAAATGTCCGGGGAACGTTCCTTTTTGGGTACAGAAAAACTAGAAACATTTGAAATTGATAGTTTCTTTCCCTATGAAAAATATTCATTTTCATTATGTATAGCAAAGGAAGATCCTTATGAGTATGTAGATATAATAAACAAATGGAAAAGGAATAAGTGGCCTGTAAGAGTAATAATTACACAAACTCCTGTAAATTTATTATGTTCTATAGAAGAATTCCACTATGGAGAAGAGGCAGGATCTAGAGATGTTGTTTTCAAACTTATGCTTAGAGAGTATGTGAAAGTAAATGGAATTATAATTCAAGATGCTACTGTAACGACTACGGAATCTACATCATCAAGTTCAGGTGATGCTACTATAAAATTATTACAGCAAAATTTAAATAAATTGAAAATACCCAGTAGTACATTAAATGTAAATGGAATAAATGATTCTACAACAAAAGACGCTGTTAAAAGGTTTCAGTCAATTATGGGACTACAGCAAAATGGAAACTACAATGTTGCTGAAAGTACTGCAATAAATGAAATTTTAAATAAACCAATGTGTGGAATACCATATGTCCATAGATATGCTACTAGGTACATTCAATGGAGGGTTGGTACTAATATAGATGGCATATTTTATACAGCAACTAAAATTGCCGTTATGAAATTTCAGAAAAATAATGGCCTTGCAGTGGACGGAATTGTCGGGCCAAATACATGGGGTAAAATGTTTTAGCTTTAGATGGAGTGATGGAGTGATTAAGAATGACAGCGATAAATATATGGGCTAAATACTATTCAGGAGGATTAAAAAAATATCTTACACAAGATTTGTCGGACTTATTAAAAACTGTGGTATCAAGTTGTGATAAATCTTCAGTGTCACGTAAATTTGATATTACCTATGCATATCCAACTACAGACCCAAATCAGCCGAAATTCCAAGTAGCACCGGGGACATTTATAACGGTATATTTGGATTATAAGGCTGTTTGGTATGGCTTTGTTCATACCAGGGAAATGAATACCCAGGAGCAAACTGTTACATTTACAGCGTATGATTGCTTGATATATTTAATTAGATCTAAAGTAAACTACAATTTTAATAAGGCTGTGGCTGAAAGTTGTGTAGAACAGATATGTAAAGATTTAGGAGTTAAATATAATAAGATTCCAACTACGGGAATCCCTATAACTTTACCGATAGAAGATGAAACAGCATATGAGGCAATCATGCATATATACTATGAGGTTAGTAAAAAAACTGGGAAAAAGTATATCATGTACGCCGACAATAATCAATTGAGTGTAATGGAAAAAGGAGCAATAATTCAAGATAATGTATCAGTCCCAGGGGCAAGAGGAATGTGGACTAGATATCATGCATTGGATCCAAAAGAGAACATGTCAGGCACAATATATAAGGATACAATTGAAAATATGATAAATAGAGTAAAAGCCTATGATGATAAAGGAAAACTTCTCGGAACAGTAGAAAGCAGCTATAATCAAAAATTTTATGGGACGTTTCAATCTACATACACTAAGGAAGAGGATAAAGATTGGAAGACAGAAGCATCAAATCTTCTACATGGCGTTGACAGAGAAATAACTGTAGATGCACTTGGGGATTGGAGATTTAGAACAGGATATGCAGCTTTTATAAATGCTCCATATATAGAGGCTTTGGATAAAAAGATTTTTTATATTGACGGGGATACTCATACATGGAATTTAGAAAGTGGGCTTTATACAATGGAGTTAAATCTGAATTCTGAAAATACCATGGATACCTTGGGGGGAAACTAAATGGCAGATTCATCTTATACCAAAATATTAAAAATGATGCGTAGTCAAGGGGCAAAATATAATCCGCCAGGTATAAAAATTGGAACTGTTATTACGGCTGATCCATTGACAATACAGCTTGGGGATTTACCATTGTATAAAAATAATTTATTTGTTGCTGATTATCTATTGAGTGGATATAAAAGACAGATTAATATTCCATCTATTGATTCAACAGAAATAAGTTTTACGGATGGATTAAAAGAGAATGATCAATTGGCAGTAATAAAAATACAGGAAAAAAAATATTTAATACTATGTAAAGTAGAGGAGTTGTAAGGAATGGGACTACTTCCGGAAATTTATGATGTACCAATGTCTGATTCATTACAAACAGACATAACGAATGATGAACAGGTATCTTTACCACGTGAATATGCATGGGATTTTGAAAAGAATGATTTTCTGCTGAAAGATGGAAAATTTGTTATAGTTGAGGGGATTGAAGCACTGAGAGTTTGGACTTGGAAGGCGTTACACACTCCAAGATTTAGATATGATATATATGATGAAAACTATGGGCATGATATTGAGACTTTGATAGGGAAAAATTTTAGTTATGAACTTATGGAAGCTGAAATAAAGAGATTTGTTACAGAGTGTCTTACTAGAAATGAGTATATAACTGGAATAACTAATTTTAGCATGAAGAAAGTCAATAAGCGTGTAAGTATAAGTTTTACAGAAAAAACAACTTTTGATGATATAGATATAAAAGATATAACAACTGATATTCCAATATAAAGAAGGTGAATTTAATGTTTGATGAATTTACGCAGGAAAGTGAAGAAGATATATTACAAAATATGCAAAATGACGTGGGAACTTCTGTTGATAGTAGTCAGGGTTCCTTTGTTTATGATGTGCAAAAACCTACAGCAAAACAAATTTATAATACAAGAGTTGATTTAAATACAGTTCTTATGTATGCTTTTGTACAAACTGCAGGTGATAAGTTTTTGGATTTAGCAGGGGAAGGACGTGGAGTATCTAGGGTTTTAGGAGAAAAAGCAACAAGCGAAGCCCTATTTAAAGGAAGAGCAGGTACAGTTGTTCCGGCTGGAACTTTAGTACAATCATCTCCTGATATAAGATTCTTAACTATAGATGATGTTATTATTCCAGATGATGGAACTGCTAGTATAGGAATAATAGCTGAAGATATAGGTTCTATTTATAATAACTTACCTGCTAATTCTATAACACAGATTCCAATATCTATACCCGGAATCACATCTGTTACTAATACAATTCCTACTGAGGGAGGAACGGATACTGAAGATGATGATGATTATAGGGTTAGGATTCTTCAACGATTAGCACATCCTCCTTCCAGTGGAAATAAAGATGACTATATAAGATGGGCTGGAGAGATATCTGGAGTAAAAGGTTCTAAAGTAATCCCGTTGGCAAATGGCCCCGGTACAGTGAAAGTAATTGTTTATGGAGATAAAAATCAGCCACTTGATGAAAATATAATTCAAAATGTACAGAATCATATTGACCCGCCTCAACATGGATATGGAGAAGGAACTGCCCCTATAGGTGCAAGTGTGGAAATTGTCACACCAACAACTAAGGTTGTAGATGTTGTTATTAGTGGACTAATTTCAGCTGATATTAATACTGCTAAAATTAATATAGAAAATAATCTAAAAGAATTGTTACTTTCTATAGGACCAGGAGAAACTTTAAAATTGGTTTCAGTAATAGCAACTATAGCAGATACAGATAACACAGATGATTTTTCTACAGTGACTTTAAATGGGATTACAGGCAATATAACTTCGACAGACGAGGAAAAGATTGTACTTGGGAGCGTAGTTTATGAATAATTATGAATATTTTAGTCAGAAAAAGCCTGATTCTATTAAAGATAGTAGTATTTTTGATAAAGTATATGCATCTATTGGAAGACAGTTGGATAAATTGCTACGTGATAAAGAGGATTTAATATTGCAATTAAATCCTCAAACTTGTACTTGGACAATTGATATGTGGGAAGATATGTGTGGTATAGAACATTCATCTCAACCTTTAGATATAAGAAGAGCAACTGTAATTGGAAAGTTATCACAAATATCACCTATAACTACAGCACGGATGGAAAGTATTCTTAAAAATTATGCTGATGATGTTCATATAGATGAATACTTTTCAGAATATCGTTTTGATGTAATATTGAAGACAAAAACAACATTGCACGCTTCAATTGATTATATAATGAACCAGATAGAAGAGCTGAAGCCTTGTCATCTTGCATATCAGTTAATAACTGATTATATATTAAGTATTTTAATTAAGCTTATATTTAATAGATGGTTCAGCGATATTTTAGATAGATGTGGTACCTTCACAACTTATGAAGATGGCTCTAAAGAATCTATAATAGTCACAAAGGGATGGAGTTTTCAGGAGTTTTTAAATACTTATTTTAATAAGTATTTTGCAGATGAATTTATAATGGCATCTACCTCTACATTTGTTGATGAAAATGGATATTCTATTTTAAAAGTAATTAATGAGAACTTTAGTAAATATTTTTCAGATAATCTTATGAAAGCATCAGAGGATACTTTTATCGAAGGCAAAGGGTACTCTGTAAATAAAAAAATATATAGTTCCATTCAAAGGTTCTTTTCAGAGCCTTTTTTAATTGCATCTGAAAATACTTTTATTGTTAGGAAAGGTGTTAGTTATAATCAAACTTTAGATGAAGGATTTAATATGTATTTTTCTACAAGATTAAAAAAATGTAGTGAAAATTTATATAGTGAAGGAGGAAAACTTATTTATGACAGCTGATGGAATGAATTTGTTATTTGGCTTCTTTGAAAATAATTTATTGAAATGCCAGGTACTTGTAAATGGAAATTATGTAGATGTACCTATACAACGGTATGAACAGACTGATAATTCAATAAAGATATTCGTTTATATAGATGAAACTATTGTCGGACAGATAACGCAGTATAGACTCATAAGTATTGATGGAAAGGTATTTGATACAAAAAGTGATACTATTACAAAAGATGATAGAGGACTTCTTACATTATTTGAATATCAAGTACAGGAGGGATGATAAATGTCATATACCAGAACAAACTGGCTTGATGAAGTTCATGACCAAAATGGGAATGAAATTCAAAAAGGTACTCCATATTCAGCACATAATATGAACAATTTAGAAGATGGGGTTGATACTGCAAATAATATTGCAGGTGCTATGACTGCTGAGGCTATACAAAAAATAGGTGCAATAGAAAAAGAACTTGATAAATGGCAAAATCAGCGGTTACAGCAGGGGACAGTTATACTTTATAATAAATCAGTAATTGAGGGATGTAAAATAAATGCCATGCCTAGCAGTAGATATTTGCAATTTACAAGGACAGGAACATATGTTGAAGGCAATATTTCAAAAGCATATGTAGATGGAAAAATAATTGGTATAAATGATACTGAAATGCTTGCAATGGTACCTCAATATATTTTGGAAGGGCCAAATGTTTATTATGTTTACATTGATTATGATGCTTCAAGTGGTAAATATAAACCATTTTTGGATTCTAAGGTGCCAGATGGGAAGCTAACTTTATATAAAATAACGGTACCTGCAGGAGATAATAAAATGGATTTAAGTTTAGTAAATATCCAGGATACTAGAAGAATAGAAAACAGTAATGTATTTTTGAATACAGAGCCTTTTGCACTTGTAAGTCTTCCGGGATATCCTCAATTAAGCACTGATTATGCAATTTCTCTTACAGTACAGTCAGCATCTGATATTGGAGCTGTAGGTGACCTGATTGCTTATGGCAAGCAGGCCAATGGATTCAAGATAAAGGTTACTGGAAGTGCAGACAATGTTGAAATAAAATGGACTCTTATGAATCCAGGATTAAAATAAGGAGGCATTAAGGTGATAATAGAAGAAAAAAATCAAGGTAAAAAAATTAATTATTTAGTGAGTGATACAACTATAAATTTTGATTCAACTCTCAGTATAAATCTTTCAAGGTATCAAAAAGATATAGAGAATGTAGTTGATATATGTCTAGATAATGATATGCAGCTTACAACAGGATTAGGTAAATGGTATGCGGCAAGTATTATACTACCTCCAAAAGAATATACGGAAATTGATACGGGGAAAGAAGACAGTGATGGCCATGAAATATATAACAAAATATTAAATCCATTAGATATGGAAAAAGTAAAGTTAGTGTTATGGGCATTGCCTTATGGATATGAATTACAGGGAGGTAATAATTAATGAGTTTTATATATTCAGTAAAAGATACTTACAGAGCTGCAGTAGAAGCAGCAACAGGCGGTAAAAACACTGTAATGTATGATGATAAAGGCTATCCAAGCATTATGGTATGTATTCCTAAATTTTATTTGGATGAGGTAATGGATGGGGCTCCGCATTCAGCATGCTCTGCGTTTGTTGTAAATGGAGTGGAAAAGCCTTTTATATACATTGGTAAGTATCAAGCATGTGTTGTGGATGGAAGAGCATATTCACTACCGGGACGGGATCCAGCACAGAATATCAACTTTGATCAAGCACTTTCTTATTGCTATGCAAAGGGACAAGGATGGCATCTTATGAGCAAAGCAGAATCTGCGGCTATAGCTTTATGGTGTAAGAAAAATGGTTTTATGCCACGAGGTAATAATAATTATGGCAAAGATATATCAGCTTCATATGAGCATGGAGTAGAAACTGCAAAAGACTGGGATGGAGTCAGAACAGGACGAGTTGCAACAGGTTCTGGACCTGTAAGTTGGAGCCATGATGGAACACCTGATGGGATTTATGATTTGAATGGCAATGTATGGGAATGGAATTCTGGTATGAGGTTAAATGATGGTGAAATTCAGATTATTCCTGATAATAATGCAGCTATACAAAATGCTGATCATTCTGATGGAAGTACTTTATGGAAAGCTATAGTGCAAGATGGTTCATTAGTAGCTCCAGGTACAGCAAATACTTTAAAATATGATGCTTCAAATGCTAACGGGAGTGGTAATGTAATACTTAGCGAGGCTATTGCTAATAGAGGAACTGATTCAGTAAATATGGAAATGGTGTTTGAGTCAATGACTGCTTCAAGCGGGGTAACAGTACCGATACTTCTAAAATCCTTAGGACTTTTTCCACTGGATACAGCACACGGTGGAGATCATATATGGGTTAGAAATAATTTGGAAAGATTTCCATTATTTGGTGGCGCTTGGGGCGATGGTTCTGGTGCCGGCGTGTTTGCCCTAGCTTTGAATGCTTCTCGAAGTG